AGTAGGGGGTTTTTTATTATAAATAATGTAAATTTGTAAAAAAGATGTATGGCATATTCTAATTTTATTATAGATTTTACTTTAACCGATATTGCTCCTGTAACCGAGCCAGTTACTTTAGCAGAGGCTAAATTGTATTGCAGAGTAAGTAGTTCTGTTGATGATAACCAAATTACATTAATGATTAAACAAGCAAGAGAAGCCATTGAAGTAGGCACAGGATTGAGTTTAATACCTAAGACTGCCGTTGTTTGGTTTACTAATTTTAATGGTGGTTTTAACCTTCCTTATGGACCAGTAAATAGTTTTACTTCATTAATAGATGAAAATAACGATACAATAGTAGCTACTGATTATACTTTAGTAGGTGGTAAGTTCCCACAATTACAAAGACCTACTCTTAGAAACTTAAAGGCTACTTATGTTGTAGGGTATGCAACTGTCCCTAATGACTTAAAGATTGCTATTTTAGACCAAGTAAGCTACGATTACGAGAATAGAGGATTAGATTCAAATACAGGTATTTGTGAAAAGTCTTGGAAAGCCTGTCAACGCTGGACAAGAATAAGCCCAATATTATGAGATTAGGAAGCAAGAAAGCAAATTATGTGGATGCCAATACAATGTACTCTGAAATAGGCTTATATGTGCCTACAAGGACTGCTGATGGGCAAGGTGGCTTTACGACTACCTTTGCCTTGCAAGAGGTTGTATTTGGTGATTTTAGACCAGAGAATCAAAATAGAGCATTATTAGAGGCACAATTGAGTTTTACTCGTTCTGCTAAGTTATATATCAGGTGCAATGTAACAATCAACAATAATTACCAAATAGAGGTAAATGGTGATAGATATACAATACACTCTATCAAAGATGTAGAGGACCAGTTTAGATTTTATGAAATATTAATGTACTTCTAATGGCATTTGCAGTAAGTTTAAGTGGAATGAAAGAACTTGAAGGAAAGTTAAATAAATTGACTACTGCGTTAAAAGAAGATGTAGGTAATGAAATAAACGCATCTGCACTTAAAATAGAGAATCAAGCTAAAAGATTAGCACCAGTAAATTTTGGTCAATTAAGAAATCAAATAGCATTAACTAAGGATAGTGAATTAACATATACAGTTGCAGCAAACGCTTCATATTCTGCTTATGTTGAATTTGGCACAGGACCACAAGTAAGTGTACCAGCTGACTTTACATCTTATGCTCAACAATTTAAAGGTAAAAGTGGTGGCAAGTTTAAAGATATGGTTGAAGCCTTAACTTTATGGGTAAAACGAAAGGGTATTGGTAATGGTAAAAATGATAAGGGTTTAGCTTATGTAATAGCTTTAAGCATATTAAGAAAAGGTATGCGACCACAACCATTCTTAATACCAGCTTATGAAATGGAAAAACCCAAACTTATACAAAGACTAAATAAATTATTAAATGCTTAACCCTAATATAGAAATAAAAAAGTGGTTTTATACTAACTTGACAAGTTCAAGTGCATTGCCTGTTTATGATGGCATAGCACCTGATAATGCACCTAATGAGTATATCATTATGAGTGGCAGAACTTCAAACCAAGAACAAGGCAAAATCAGTTACACTAATGGAGTTACCATTGATGTTGACATTGTCATAAAAAATAGTAACTTTGGTTATAAAAGAGCCGAAACGATAAGCGATTTAATACTAAATGCAATCAATTCAAACACAAATATAACCCTTGCAAATGGGTTTTATGCTTCAAGTTTGGTGGTAGGTGCAATTAGGAATTTAGATGGTTTAAACCCTTTGGACAATGTATTTAGAACTATAATAACTTATAATTTAATAATAACTCAAAATTAAAATAAAATGGCAGAAACTAAAGTAAGCGGTAGAGATTATATCCTACTTGCAGACATAAACAACGATGGTACTTTTTTACCAGTTGCTTGTCTAACTACAAACTCATTGACATCAACTAACGACACTATTGATGCAACTTCTAAGTGTGGTAATCAATACCAACCTAGTCCAGTATTTTCTCAATCTTTTGATTGTGAAGGATTTGCAATTGATGAAACAGGAACTCCAAGTAAGGATTCTTACCAACAATTATATGTTGCTCATTCTGCAAAGACTTTATTTGCTATCAAAATGGGTAAAGCAACTCCAACTTCTGGAGATATTGTTTATGGTGGTGTTGGTCAATTAGTGTTTATTAGCGATTTTGGAGTGCAAGCAGATGATGGTGATGATGTTAAATTTACTGCAACATTTGTAGTAAGTGTTCCACCAATTACACAAACTGAAACTGCATAATAAATAACCTATGTTTGAATTAAGACTGGACAACAACAAAACAATCCCCTTAAAATGGGGTACTTGGGCGATGAAAAGATTTTGCGAATTAGAGAATAAATCTCTTTTAGACTTAATCAATATTTTATCAAGTGGTGCTTTTGAATTAGGAACGATAGTGCATATAATACAAGCATCTGCCGAAAGTGGATGCAAAACACTAAATCAACCAATTGAGTTTAACGATGTAATCGTTTGCGACTGGATAGATGAAGTGGGTGGATTATCTGCCAAAGATGGTCAGCTAATAGAGTTTATTAAATTTATGCAGACATCAATGGTTCCTGAAACAAAAGAAACTGCCGAAGTAACAAAGGATAAAGGAAAAAAAAAATAGGAATTTATAGCTGGGATTCAATAATTATTCTCGCAATAGAAGTTGGCTTGACAATTAATGAGTTTTGGCAACTTACTTGGCGGGAATTTTTATTATATAAAAAGGCTTATGAGAATCAGCAGATAAAGGAGTGGGAAAGGACAAGAACTTTAGCTTATATGATTTATAGGTCTAATTCAACGGATAAAAATCCGAAAAGTATAAAGTCCTTTTTCCCTTTGCCTAGTGATGAAGTAGAAGAAGAAAAGCCAAAACTAACGCAAGAACAACTAGCAAGGGCATTAAAGTTGTACGGAGTAAAATAATAAAATGGCACAAGAAACATTAAAAATTACGATAACGGCTGACAATAAACAAGCCGTTCAAAATATACAGGAAACTGTTACTGCTACAACTCAATTAGGTACTGCATTTAAGAAAGTAACTCCAGCAAGTAACCAAGCCTCACTTGCTTTAATAAATGTAAGTAGAGTTGCTCAAGATGCACCTTATGGATTTCTTGGTATTGCAAATAACTTAAACCCTTTACTAGAATCATTCCAAAGATTAAAAGAAACAAGTGGTAGTACAGGAAGTGCTTTAAAACAAATGGCAACAGGATTGATGGGACCAGCAGGTATAGGTCTAGCATTAGGTGTTGTTTCATCTTTATTAGTAGTATTTGGAGATAAATTATTTAAGACAAAAAATATAGCAGAAGAATCTGCAAAATCTACTAAAAACTTTGCTGAGAGTTTAGATAAAGCAAAAGCATCAGCAAGTGAAAGTGGTATTAAATTACAAGCATATATTAATGTTGCTGAAAACGCAAATAATACTGATGTAAGAAGAAAAGAAGCATTAGATGCAGTTAGAAACGAATTAGGTAAAGTAAATTCTATTTATGCTACTACTATTAAAACAACTGATGATGCTAGAAAAGCAGTTGATTTATATACACAAGCATTAATTTCTCAAGCTATTACTTCAAGATATGTTGATGAAATTGCAAATAAACAAATTGAATTAACCAATGTATTAAAAAAAGCAAGTTTAGCTGCAACAACTTATAGTGAAGCATATAAAATATTAGATAAAGCAATAATTCCAGTAGGAGACCAAATTGGTGCATTTCAAAGAGTTACAGATAATGCAGTGGCTGCTCAAAAAGAATATGTTAATTTTGCAAATACGGCAATATCATTAACTGGGAATATTGAAGAATTAAATAAAGACCTACAAGCTACAATTGATAATGCTTTATTAAATCCATTTTATGTAATGGATAAAAGTGCAAAAGAATTAGATAAAACTATTCTTAATGTAACTAAGAACTATAAAGCGTTTACTAAATTAACTGCTGAACAAGTTGGAACATTTATTCCACAAGCAAAAAATGCTATATCAACACCATTAGCACCACAATCGCCTTTAACTAAAGGACCATCACAAGCTATTTTAGAGGCAGAAGCAATTGCAAATGCTGCTACCGAACAAGCTAAATTTAATTATCTATTAAACGAGGCTGAGGTAACATCTAGATTTATTGCACAAGGTCTTGGAAATGTATTTCAAGCATTGCAAAGTGGAGATAACATAGGAGAATCACTTGTAAATGCATTTAGAGATATGGCTATTGAATTAGCAAAAATGGTTATACAGGCTTTAATATTTAAAGCAATTATGAATGCTTTAGGAATGGGTGCTGCTGCTGGAACAACTAGCGATTTAACAGGAGGATTACTTGGTGGATTAGGAAAGTTATTAGGATTTACTCCAATGGCTGAAGGTGGAATAGTAAGCAAACCAACTTTTGCTATGGTCGGAGAGGGTGGAGAAAGTGAAGCGGTTATGCCTTTATCAAAATTAGATACTATGTTAAGTAATGCTTTTTCAAGTGGAACAAATAGTGGTAATTCTAATAATGGTGGTCAATTTGTATTAAGAGGTCAAGACTTATTACTTGCAGTAAATAGA